CAACACCGCTCGCGGGGTGGGGCGTGGGGGGTTCGCGGCCGGGGGGGGGGGGGGGGGGGGGGGGTAGAGATCCCTTCACCCGAGTACCGGCCCATCTAAATGAAGGGTGACATACGTACGCCCATCTAAATGAAGGGTGACATACTTACACCCTTCACCCGAGAACTTAATCACCTAAATGAGGGGTGACATACTTACACCCTTCACCCGAGTACCGACCCACTTAAAAATCTACACTACCCACTTAAATGAAGGGTGACATAACCCAATCTCCAACCCACATAAAAATCTACACTACACACGAAAAGGCTAGACTACGACCCAAAATCGGAGTAGACTATGTAAATGACACCAAAGGCCGAATATGCCCTCTAAATCCCCAGCACAGCATAGACTGATGCAAGCCGCCGCGCATACCAAGGGTGGGTACGGCGGAGTACCTCAATCGGTCGGCAAAGAGTTCACCGCAGCTGACGCGAGAAGTGCCTCCCGTGCGGGGGTAGACAAAGAGGCAATTCACACGGCAGAGAAGATCGCCCCCGAGCACCGCAAACATATGGCAGCGGCCCTACGCAAAGGGACGGAGATGAAGACAGGGATGAAGATGGAGATGAAGACGGGCAGCATGAGCACTGAGGGCAGTTCCGTAGGAGGCGCAAGTGCAGGGTGAGACTCAACTGAAGGAGCAGATGCAGGATGAGATCGGGGCCAGCCTATCTCCCCAACCGGCTATGCATCAAGTTGAAGAGGTGCTACACGACCTCGCATGTCTACCCAAATTGCCTCAGTGGAGCCGCACCCGCAACGTGAGGGATCAGTTTCAGTTCGCCTTTGAACTCATTGGCGGCATACCGCGCCTAGCTCATTGGGCACATACCAACCCCGATAAGTTCTTCCAGCTCTACTCCAAGCTCATACCCGCCCAGGTGACTGGGGCAGATGGCGGAGCGCTCAAAGTAGAGCTCAGTTGGATCAACGGGCGAGATACGTCTGGTCGCTCCCCATCACAAGTTATCGACGTTACTCCCACATAAGGGCAAGGGCAAACGGCAGTTAACTCAGCCCGTAAGATTCAGAATTTACTTACAAGGACACTCCAATGCTCCCTAATACTCTCAGCGTAACGACTCCAAAGGCAAGCACCAAAGCAGGAGGCATAGCAGCAGCGGGTACAGGAGGTACGGCAGGAGGTACGGCAGGAGGTACGGCAGGATCCAATACGGGCTTGCCCTCGTACACTCCCGAGCAGAAGCCTGAGATGATCAATCAGTTACGCAATCCGGTGAGTAAGCCTACGCAGAGCAGCCCCGGTATGATGTCCTCCCCGCCCGCCGGGCAAGCCTTCCAGGACGTCATGCCGCAGTTCACGCCAGGCGCTGGCGCCGCTAACCCGCCTGCCGCTAACCCTAACCCGCTTGCTAATATGCAGGGCGGGGAGGGACTATCGGCAATCGCCCGGGCAATGGCCGGAGTGCCTCCCGTAGGAGCAGAGGGCGTGGCAGGTACGCCAGGTACGGGACTGCCTCCCGCCCCGCTAGGTGCGACTGGCGAGATCATGGGCGACAATGGGCGAGCGGCGCGACTTCAGCAACCAGCCGCACCTAGCGCACCCGCACCGGTCAGTGCAATGGGTACACCCGGCCCGAGTGTAGTAGGACAAGGAGTCCTACCGCCAGTGGATACGTTCGACGGACAAGGGTTCCCGGGTGCAGAGGGACCAGTTAATCCCGGACTAGGTCAGCCGCCCTTGACCGAGAGCGAGAAGATGCGGATGCAAATCAGGTCAGCGATGCAAGGGCGGGGCGCGCTACAATGAGCGAGCTACGCGCTCCTGGCGAGAAGCCTGACCCGTCGTTTCTGCAGTTCCTCGTTCAGGCGCTACGGCAGAGGTCTCTTGCCCCCGAGGCAGAGCAACTCGCGCAACTCGCGCAACTCGCGCAACGCGCGCAACGCGTACCGGAGCTGCCTCCGTCCGACAAAGAGTGGGACGACCGCAATAGTTACGTCAACCCGTACCCCCAGAGGAACCAAGGGGTACGGAGCGTGAGAAGCTAATGGACGACAGTCAAGACAGAGATTTACAAGAAAAGCTGACGCGTAAGCAACGACAGGCGCTCATAGATGCCCTCCGCGGCAAAGAAGGTGCGTTCGAACTCGTCACTCCTGCTGATCTGCTGGGTTCAGACATCAAGGATTATATCCCCATCCCAACTACGCCTCCTCCGCAGCCTTCGCAGCCTCCGCCCGAGAAACGCAAGGGTTGGCGATGGGGGTAATCAACCTTACGTACCAACCCCGAGAAGCCTTCATACCGTTTCACAATAGGAAGGCTCGCTGGGCTACGCTAGTTTGCCACCGACGAGCCGGCAAAACGGTCGCCCTCGTCAATGATCTCATTCTCGGCGCTCTAGAGTGTAAGTTACCTGATCCTCAGTTGGCCTACATAGCCCCCAATTATCAGCAGGCCAAGCGTATCGCTTGGGAGTATCTCAAGCACTACTCGGCCCCGCTCATAGCCCAGACTCACGAGTCGGAACTGCGGGTTACTCTCAAGAACAAAGCCAAGATTTACCTGCTCGGTGCGGAGAAGGCCGACAGTCTTCGTGGTATGTACCTAGATGGTGCCGTATTGGACGAGTACGCCTCCATACGGCCAAGTGCATATACTCAGGTTATTCGCCCCGCGCTTTCAGACCGCCACGGTTGGGCGGTGTTCTCCGGCACGCCCATGGGTAAGAACCACTTTTACGATACCGCCAAGGCTGCGGAGAATGACCCCAGTCATTTCTTTATGCGCCTCAAAGCTTCAGAGTCGGGAATAGTATCTGCTGACGAACTTGCAGCACTCAAAGCTCAGATGGACGCGAGTGACTACGCGCAGGAGTTTGAGTGCTCGTTCGACGCAGCCCTTCGAGGGGCCATCTACGGGGTAGAAATGGAGCGGGCCGAGCAAGAAGGTAGAATCAAAGAGATCGCCCTTGATCCTAATCTTCCGCTTGACGTAGTGGCCGACCTTGGTTATACAGACGATACCGTACTCACCTTCTTTCAGAAGGGCCCAGGAGGAATTCTCGTTCATGAGATTCACTCGAACAATGAGATGGACTGGGACTACTATCTTGATGAAATGGACTCGCGGGACGTGCGTGACGTCTACCTTCCCCACGACGCGAGAGCCAAGAATCTCCAGACAGGTCGCTCCATAATGGAACAGACGCTCAAACGTGGCTATCGTCCACGCCTCGTTCCCGATCACAAACTCCGCGATGGAGTGGCCGCTACTCGTAAACTCTTGCCGTTTATGTACTGGAACCGAAGTCTCACTTCGGGCGGCATAGAGGCCATGAAGTCCTATCGTAGAGAGTGGGACGACAAACTTGGTTGCTACCGGGATCGTCCCGTCCACGATTGGAGCAGTCACGTAGCTGATTGTATTCGCTACCTAGCCATGGTATTTACCAACCTCGCCCCTTTGAAGTCTAGCCTCATACTTCCTGAGGCTTTGACGCGTACTACCAACTACAGTTTTAACCTGGAAGATCTGTTTACAGATTCGAGAACGAATCCAGGCCTATTCAGGGAGCAATAAATGGGCTACGAAACTACAGGCGGTAATAGCCAAAAGATCGACAGTCTCAAAGACCTGGAAGATCAGACAGGCGGAGAGTACCTGCGTTGGCAAGCTGAAATCACCGCTTCCGAGAAGGAACTGGATAAATGGAAGCGAAAGGCGCGGCGCATAGTCAAGGAGTTCCGTGCGGAGCGCCTCGACATTGGTTCCGGTGTCGATATCAATTACGAGCGCCGCTTCAATCTGTTCGCCGCCAACGTAAACATTCTCCAAACGGCGTTGATGAATCAGAACCCTCAGCCGACGGTTAATCGAGAGTTCAAAGATCCGCATGATGATGTCGGTCGAGTAGCCTGTGAGATTTTGGAGCGGGCGCTGACCGCGCATAACAACACCGCGGATTACAAAATGTCTACTATTCTGCGCCAATGCGTGCAGGATATGCTCGTACCAGGTACCGGAGTCAGTTGGCACACTTACCACGCCGATGTGGAGACCAAGACTCAGGAACTTACTGAGGAGGAGAAGATCGTCAATCCAGAGGCTGAAGCTCTGGAGTATGACGAGGTAGTGGGTGAGGCGCTTCAGGATAGTTACGTCTACTGGGAAGACCTGCTCTGGTCGCCTTGTCGCATTTGGGAGGAAGTACGTTGGATCGCTCGCAAGAATTACATGACGAGAGACCAACTTGTTGAACGATTTGGGGATGAGGTGGGTAAGAGGGTTGCTCTCGACTTCCAACCCAAGAAAAACGAGTCAATCGTCGAATCGCGCAACTATGTCTTCCAGCAAGCGATCATCTACGAGATTTGGGACAAGGAAAGCGAGAAGATCACGTGGTTCTCCAAGGGGTATGAGGAGATTCTTGATCAGCGGGATGATTTCTTGGAGTTGGATGGATTCTTCCCGTGTCCCATGCCTATGTTCGCCACGATCTCGAATGGAGCACTCCTTCCCATACCGGATTTCGACTATGCAAGGGATCAGTACCGAGAACTGAACGAAGTTAACACCCGAATCGCCCTTCTTGTACGAGCCTGTCGCGTAGCGGGTGTGTTCGACCGAGCGAATACGCAGCTTCCCGCGCTTCTCTCCAACGCGGCGGAAAACGTACTTGTCCCCGTCGACCAATGGGCTCAGTTTGCTGAGAAGGGCGGGCTCAAGGGGGTCATTGACTGGATTCCGCTTGAACAGATCGTCGTCACTATCGACCAATTGCTCAAAGCTCGTGAAGACGTAAAGCAACAGATTTACGAGATCACCGGCATGTCAGATATTATTCGCGGAGCGAGCAAGGCGAGTGAGACACTGGGGGCTCAAAAGATCAAGGCTCAGTACGCTTCTATGAGAATTCAGGAGCGTCAGAAAGCGGTTGTTCAGTACTGCTCATCGGCGTTCGATATTCAAGTACAGTTGATGCGTAAGCATATGGGCATAGAGGAGATCATGCGGCTTGCGCAGGCTCAGTTTATGAACGAGAAACCTGAATTACTACAGGGTGCGATGCAACTCATCAAGGCACCTGAATTTCTGCTACGTTGCCGCGTCGAGAGCGACAGTCTTTCGGACATAGATTTTCAGGCGGAGAAGCAAGACCGCATGGACTACATGATGACCATTACGAATTACCTGAAGGAGACTATGGGGACGATTCAGAATGATCCCATGCTTGGACCGTTCCTGATGCAACTTCTACAGTTCTCCCTTGCGGGCTTCAAAGTGGGCAAGAAGTTTGAGGGCGAATTGGATCGTACCTTTGGCCAACTTCAGCAGAAGCTGATGAATCCTCAGCCGCCCAAACCTACGCCTGAACAACAGAAGGTTCAAGGACAACTGCAGTTGATGCAAGCCAAGGGACAAGTTGAGCAACAGAAGGCTGGAGTACAAATCCAGGTAGAGCAACAGAAGGCTCAAGTGCAAGGCCAAGTAGCTCAAGTTGATGCGCAAGTGAAGCAGCAACTTGCGCAACTTCAACTTCAGGTCGAGCAGATGAAGGCCGAAATGACCATGCAAATGGAGCAACAAAAGGCCCAGATGGAACAGGCGCAGTTCCAACAAAAACTTCGGCAAGATGAGGTCCAGAGTCAAATGGATATGCGTAAGGCTTCTATGCAGAGCGACCTCCAATTGCGTCAAGCTGAGATACAAGGCGCTATCGACGAGCAGGCGGGGCAGCAAAAGTTAGCCCACGCTGATGCTGCGCACAAGCAGCAACTCAAGCAAGCAACCGTTCAACCTAAACCTGCGAGTACGCAATGAGGCGCCGATACATCCAAGATTCTGTAACGGGTAAGCTCCACGAAGTCAGTCTTGACTATTCGGCTCCCTTGCCAGATTCTCAATACTTGCTTTGGAACGACCGCGACTACAAGGATCTCAAGACGCCCGATGGGGTAGATATCTCCTCCCGTGCGAAGCATAAGGAGTACATGAAACGCTCGGGGCTCACTACGATGGACGACTACAAAGAGACCTGGGCTAAAGCTCAAGCGAAGCGGGAAGAATACCGGGTCAAAGGCGGCTCGGTTTCCAGGGAGGATGTAGCTCGTGCGATACATAAACTGGAGTCTGATAGTCGTCGGCCTGGGCGTTAGCGCCTGCGCTCTAATCATCGGAGATCGTAATGAGATACAGTTTGATCGTCGTATTGAGCTTGACGCTACTCTCGTGCGCAACGACGGATCACTACGCGGCGGTAACAGCCCAGACACTTGCTTGGGAGAGGGTGGAGTTGGCCCGGTCGGCCGCGAATGCCAGGAAGTACGAAGCCCTGATCGAGAGCGCGAGGGGCGGGAGCGATCTGGCGAGAGTA